TGTTAATGTACTATTCGAACTGAGTAATACAAACTCTGCTTCGTTGTAATGTGCTCCAAGTAAAGTGTAACTGTTTGTATTATACGTATATGCTCCGCTCAAAACAGTAATTGGACCATCTTGCTCTAGTAAAGAAGCTGATGTATTAAAGTATACATTTGTAATCTCTGGTATACCTGAAAGTGAGATTGTGTCAATATCATACCCAGCATCAGCTGTTAAACTATCAAAGAATGCTTCATAGTCTAGAGATGTTACAGCTTGGTTAAAGCTATAGGTTGGTGATGTATTGATAAAGTTAGTATCAATAAAGTATATTGGATTTGCTGTATCGTTCTGATTTCTGAACAACCAACCTTTAATAGTAAAAGAAGTATCAGCTACAATTCTAAACTTATCGCTATATGTTGTTTCAGTTGGTGTATTGAGGCTAATTTGTTGGTCCCAGAGTACCTCAGTTCTAATCTCTATAACATCACTATCAAGCGCATCTGATACAGGTTCTTTCCAGGCAAGAACAATATATGGATCAGCGTATGGTATAAAGTTAGAGAGGATTTGCTCCATGTCTTGCATATACCTACAAAGAATGGACATACTAACTGTAAGGTTAACAGGTGTAGGTGTTCTTATAGCTGAAGCAGTATTAACACCCCCGTAGTTATCAAAGTTATGGAGCTTATTAAATACTCTATCTGTGTCATAAGAGACACTTGTAAGATTAATAGCTACAACAGGTAGTTGAAGATTTTGAGCCTTATTAACTACATCATGCATGATGCGTTGCTTTGGAGCAAACACATACCGCACATCAACTTCCTGCTCGGCCTGCCCAGCCCTATTAAATCGTTTGATAACTGTATCATCAAACGCAGAAGTAAATTGGGTAAGAAGATCCTTAATCTCAAAATTATATGTATAGTTCTTCAAAGCTACTATTATTTAATTAAACAAACCTCTCTAGGAAGTATTTCGGTAACTTATGTTTAGCTCTCAATATAGCTTCAACAATAGTACCATCAAGGATATAGGTAATGCATGTATCCTTGTTTGATCTAATACCTCTACCGCATGACTGAATCAATGAGCATAACATCTTATTCTGATACCAATCAAAATCATTTTTCATCATCTTAGCAATCCTCACATCTTTAGTAGGTAGGAATGGTGCTTTAATAAGGATTTGAAACTTCGCAAGATCACCTTTCAAATCAACTCCATAAGACATTGAAGGTGAAACTAATACAGTTGGATCTTGACTTGCTATATGCTGCTCAAGGATGTCCTCATTTCTAACACCTGGCTCTCTATATAGGAATCTATCACCAGAAAGCATACTTGAAAGCTTTGATGTGATTTTATTATTCTGCGAATGAATGATACCTTTATCACCTTTGTGATGCTCACAAATTTCAGCTACTTGTTTAATAACTCGCGGCAAGTACTTATCCATTGTATGGTAGTTTAATTTATACTTTGGATTGCAGATAATTGGAGCCTTCTTTGGATCGAAAGATGTCTCAGCTTCAACATACTTATAATCAGTTATACCAAGCGACTTGCAGAAGTTAGTTGGGTCAATAATAGTAGCTGACATCAAGATAACTTTATCTGCATACTCAAACAATCTATGTGCAAGCTTATCAACCTTAAGAGGCATGAATGTGATACCATCATGATCTCTCTCAAACACATACTCAGACTCTTGCCATGTATCAGCAACCTGCTCAATTTTACTCTGCAAGTTCATCAACCTCTGCATACTGGTTGTAAGCTCGAGCATTGCCTTTTTATTATTAGTCTTATTTGTATTTAGTATGTCTTTAATATCATCAATCTTATCTGTAAGGTCTACTTGTAGCTCTGACAACCATTTAACAGCAGACATAGTTTGTGTCAATACCCTTACACTAATATCCATCCTTGATAGAAACTTATAATCAATTTTGCATGTAAATTCTTTAACCAACTGATCTTCAAGCTCAGAAGCTTCATCACAAATTAAGAATTGTCTCTTTTTAAGGTGAGATGGTAATGCAAAGAACATGTTATAGTTCAGAGTATTAAACTGCGCTGTCAATGCTTTATTCCTTGCTTCATAGTATGGGCATTTATTCTTTGCCCAGCAATCTGCTTTAAGACTTGATACACTCAAGCATGGTGCAACATCAACTGCCACTCTATCATCAACTGCACATTGGTAATTTGACTTACCCTTAACTACAACTGCATCATCAAATAGTTCATTATATTGATCTTGAAGCGCCTTGGTAATAGTTAGAGCTGTACAACCAAAGTGAGGTGATTCATCACAATCTTCTTGATGTTTATATCCATTTTGTGTCCTCTTATATGCTGCATAAGATGTAACCAACTCTCTAAACTCATCAGGACTTTCATCAGCTACATTGCCGAGTGTCTTCGATATAAAGCTCTTACCACTACCAGTGGGAGCATTGCAGACAACAAATTTAGTGCCTGAGTCGAAAGCTTCATCAATACTCTTGAGGAGCTTTACTTGTGATGAGTTGGGAGTATACCCTGCAGGGAAATGTTTAAAGAGGTTGCTTATCACTACCTGATTGTATACTACAATCCCTATAAATCAACGTCGGCTAACGGCATAATGTAAACATTATTATTATACAGTTTAGATTTTTTAGTTGAATCTAACAACTTAACTTGAAGATCGAGCTCATCAAAGTTTAGAAACTCATCAATCTTATAACTTAGGGTAGTTTTATTACCAGCTGTGTCAATATTAAATGGATATGGAATCTCATAAATGCGAGTTCTAACTTCATCTTCAAGTGTCAGTCTCGCATAGTGTTGTTTCATTTGAAAGATTCGCAACTTACCCTTCCTGATGATCTTTTTATCTGTACAAATTGCAACAGTTTGAAGCAGGTATGGTTTAAGGTAATCTGAGAATCTTTCAATTGATACGTTCATGAATTCATAAAGCTAATTTTTTGTCCTGGTGACATTGGGTAAATGTTTTCATTAAAATACTCCCAAAATTCGTTAGCAGCAATGTCTTGTATGAGATCGCATGCTGCCATACTTACTGTTCTGTAGTCCTGCATTAGTACATCCCACACAACAATCAGATTGTCTCTTGCTTCATTGACCTGAACTGGCCCTGATGGAGGCCTGTAGTTGAGTGTAGTTCTACCATTTACAGAGTTTAATATCTCATAGGATTTAGTACATAGCATCCGCCTTGTGGGACCATCACCAGCTCTTGGGCGACGTCTCACAAACCGTATCTCACATACATTGTTTAGTAATAGAGAATCAAGAGTTGTCCTCTGTACTGTCATCCTTTAGTTTACAAATACCGAATAGACGATCTTCATTCAAGAAGATACCCTTCTTAACCTTCTTACCATTAACATCAAGATTCTGAACAGTAACACCGAGGTTACTAGGGAAGATAACTACATCACCTACCTTGGTATATACAGTTTTTGGACCAATAAGAACGACCCTAGCTTTACGCCAAGCTTTCGTAATTGCATTTGTTGGAACAAAAATTCCATTGCGTTGAATTTCTCCAGTCTCATTTTCATCTACATATTCTACGAGAAGGATATCATCAAAGATCATTTGAAGCTCAAAATCATCTGTAAGTCCCATATCACCCTCACTATGAGTGCTGAGATCAATCAGATGCTTTTGTGTTGCTAGAGTATCAATACTTCGTTGTGCCATAAGAATATTTAATTAGTGTTTGAAATTAATCAAGCAGGTTTCTATATATCTTAAGCTCTCTTACAGAAATATTTTTATTCCTTGCAATGAGTTTAAGCTGATCCAGATCTTCTTGTTCTGCTTTATCCTTCTTTACCTTTTTAATGTAATTAATACGCTTAAATTTAAGACGAGGTATCAGATTGTAATAGAGCCTATATGTTTTCTGCTTGTCTGTATCAAATATACCACAATACTTATTGAGTGTATCATTAACAAAGCTAACAGTTTGCTTACTATACATTGTAAGCCACCTATTAAGCAGGAATGGTACGAAGGCTTGCTCACCTTCTGAGTCTAAAAACTCTGCTGGCTTACTTTTATTAGAGTAGAATAGTTTATTTTGTAATTGGAAAAAATTCATACAAGATCTGTAATATACTTTGCAATCGCTTGCGGACTATATCTATTAATAAAGTCATCATTCTGCTTATCTTGCACTAGCTGCAACATGTCTAAATCTTTAAGCAAGTCCATTATAACATGCCCAACATCATTATGCCAGTCATCTACCTGACAAATATATGAGCCTTTATAGATTTTAGTTTCTGGCAACTTAGGTGATACTACAATAGTACCACTCCTCATTGCTTCATAATGTCTAAATGTTTCCATACTTACATTACCAGCTGGGCAAATAGCTATTTTAGCTCTATGCATGCTCTTTGAATATGCTTCACCAGTAAGTCCCATATTAAATCCTCGTGTGATATTAATGTCTAGGTTTGGCCTATCCTTAGTCTTTACATTGTTGAAGAATTCAATCACACTTGTCATGTAAGTGTGTCTGTTTTGAGAAGCCATATGACCAGAGAAGAATACATCAAAAGGTCGATTTATAATTGGCAAGTTCTCAATAGGGACATGCTTCTTATTATACCCTAACGGAAATGAATGTACGTTACCCTGTTCTTGATCAGGTGTTAGATAAGACTTAAATACAACAGCATTATCTTTCCAGTCTTGTGGAATATTATCTGTCATATACTCATCAGCGAGACCGAAGATAATATTCTTTACATTAGAATCGAGTACTACTTTGTCACGATAATCCCACTCCTGCGTGACACTCACTACATGTAGCTTAACTGAATCATCAAATTTAAGATGCTCAATTACACTATTAATGTAGTGCCACTCGCAGAAATTATCTGCAACGCCATAATACTCAACAATCATTATACAATAATTTTTGTCGTGGCTACAAACTGATCATGAATTTCAGCATTGAAGTAAGCAATAACCTCATGCATAAATCCTTTAGCTTCTTCATCAGATAGAAGAGAAGAGAAGGCAAATCCAGGAGCTTTATCACCGGCGTCAATGTTGATAGCAGTGTGGCCAAGAGCAACGTTTCCAACACTATAAGTAATTGAAACACTAACTTTACCCTCTTCACGAGTCTGACCATCAGATCCTACAAAGATCTCTTGAACCATTAGATCATCACCATCCATTGCAATTGGTGAACCGATATACTTGCTCAATACTTGCGCAATAGCAGTGTTGAATAGTCGTTGAAAGGATACAGCACCAAGAGGTCCGAGGTTAGGAATCTCCCAGCAGAAGTTAATTGCATCTGCAGAATGAATGAAATCGTCAGTGAGAGTATCTTCAAGGTCAATTAGATTTTCCTTAACATCCATTGGAGCTCGGAAAGCAACAATGTTACCTACCGGAGATACCTCTTTCCGGAACTGCTCATACGCGAACCGCTTATGGATAAAAGCACCGCAATACTTGTCTTGTTTAATAATCATATCTTCGTTCTTATTATACCTTATAACTTACTAATATCAACAGATTTGTTATGTTGATCCTTTGATTAAACTAACAACATTCCTAACATCTTCTTCTGTCATGCCTTGATGGTTCGGAACGTATAGACCATATTTGTTGATCTCCATTGATACTGGAGTGTTAGTATGACCTGTACCAAACTTCCTCCACATAGGAGACATAGACATTGAACCAGCAATAAGCGGCCTACACTCAACGTTATTATCACGGAGCCGTTGTACAATGGCATCTCTGTTTCTATTAACAATAGGGTAGCAGAAGCTTGATATAAAGCAATCCTCTCGCTCTATAATGTTTAATGTAGAATCATCTTCATCGAGAAGCTCTTGATACAGCTTAAAGTTTAAGTTACGAAGCTTTGCAAACATATCAATCTTACCGATTTGTCGAAGACCGAGTACGGCTTGAAGATCTGTAGATCGAACATTCAACCCTGGGAGATAAAAAGCGAACTGTGCACTGAAGTCATCAACTCTATTAATACAGCGAAGCACGTCTTTCTTATTTTCAGAAAGATCTCTATCCCATCCATGACTGCGGATCATGAGAAGTAAATCATTAATATCTTCGTCACTAGTACATACCATACCACCTTCAATAGTAGAAATGTGATGACCATAATACATAGAGAAGAAAGACATACAGCCAAATGTACCAAGCTTTTTACCTTTATATTCTGAACCCAGACTCTCACATACATCTTCAAGAAGAAGCACATCATGCTCAGTGCAAAGCTCAACAATGCGATCCATATCAGGCACAAGACCTAATACAGATACTAAAATGAATGCCGCCGGCTTCTCACGCTTGAAGATCCATTCCAACCTATCAAGGTCTACTGAAAGATCTTCTCTGTTAGCATCAATAAGAACAGGGTTAAGTCCAAGCATTAAGGGTGAGCTAACATCTGTGGCCCAGCTCAAGTCAGGGCAAATGATTGTATCATTCTTTAACTTACCGCCAAACTTAAGAGCTGCAAGTCCTAGCAGAATAGCAGATGATCCAGAGTTGACAAATACAGAATGTTTAGAGCCTAACCAATCAGAATACTTCTGCTCAAATATAGGAGTTATTGGACCCTTTGTGAGTTGTGGAATAGAGGTGGCAGTTCCATGC